AAATAGACTTAGCTGAATGGAAAGCGGGTGGGCAAACCATTACGCAAAACATGGAACTAAGCGAACCCCCAAGCGGAGCAAGTGAAATATACGCGCAGTGTTCTATGCAAAAAAGGACAGGAACCATAACGGGTGCAACGCGGGGCGGTGTTGTTATTGTAAGTTGGCTAACGCCTAGCCTAACCGCGCACGCATTCACTGGGTACATTGTAATATCACAAGCCTACAATGATGCTGCTGAATATAAATTTGAGCAACGGGCAAATTACATAAGCAACGTAGACACACCGCGCGACACAAACAGCGAAAACCCAATAGAGGGTTTAGCCTTTTACAAAGGCAAAATAACGGACGTTGGTTCAGTTCAAGTATTCGACGGAACGAATTATGTAGATGCGGGGAATTTTGGCGCACCATGGACAACTTTAGCGGGCGACTTGCCTGAGTTATACGCTAATACGTGGGCGGGTATGTATTCAGACTTTGTTCCTGAGATAAGAGCAAACATTCACGATGATGGGACTTATGCCGTAATTGATTCATATTATTTTGATTCTAAGATATGGATTTTCAACGGTGGAAATCATGACCTTTACAGGGATGTTTTAAGCGGTGTATGGGTAGCGGTTGAAACAAATTACACAAATGTTACGGATGATGGAGAGGGCGAAAGAATACTCAAACAGGTTGAAGTAGACCAAGACAAATTTCAAGAATTAAGTATTGAGGCTTCAAGGGTTAGAAGTGTATTAGGTTCGATGGGCGAGTTGATGATGATTGATATTATCAACAATGGGGTAGGTGCGCCAACAGCTGACCCTGCCACGGATAGAGAATACTTGGTTGGGTTAAAGTATAACTATAATGGTGGGGATTCTTTTTTTGAGTGGCAAGTATTGGAAGGCGTTAGGACGGTAAGTATTACCGCGACTTACACCGCTACGGAAACACATGGCAGATGGCTGTTTATGGTTGATACATCAGGTGGAAATGTTACTATCAATTTCCCTGCTGCCTCTACCATAAAAAGCGAAATAACCATAATGAAATACACCGCAGATGGCAGCACGGTTACTATAAATCCTAATGGCAGCGAAACAATAGACTTTAATGCTACGGCTACCTTAGGAACACGCGGGCAAAAGCTAACTATAATAAGTGACGGAACAAATTTAATAAGCACATAATGGCATACATAAATTTTGACAAGGCGGCAGAACTATTTATAACCGTGCGCAAGGGTGATGACTTTCAAATGTCGTTAACCAATGTACAAATTGACGGGGTAAATATTACAAGTTCTTACACTGCTTCAATGATAGTTCGCGCGTCCGAAGGAGCAACCGCGCTTTTAACGTGGGAAACCCCTAACGAGATAGTAATAACCACGGGAACAATATCCTTTGATGTTGCAGCGGGTGCAATGGATGTTACTTCGGGCGTGTATTTATACGACCTAAAAATTACTTTCCCTGATGGGGCAAAGCAAACATGGCTATACGGTACTTTCACTATTAACCCTGAATTCTCATGATAACCTTTGACATAACTGTAAGTGGAAACGTAGAAATAAGCCCTGCTAATGGGGGGACGGTTATGTTTCAAATTGAGCCTATAGCGCACTCAGTTCCCGCAGGTGGAACTAACGGGCAAGTATTAGCAAAGGCAAGCGGTGACGATTACGATGTTGAATGGGTAGACCAAACAGGCGGAAGCGGTGGCGTGTCCGATGGGGACAAAGGGGACATAACCGTTTCGGGCGGTGGCACAACTTGGACTATTGACAACGGTGCTGTGACGAATGCCAAGGTAAGTACGGGCATTGATGCTGCAAAACTCGCGGACGGCTCTGTATCCAACGCGGAATTCCAATACTTAAACGGTGTTTCATCTGCCATTCAAAGCCAATTAGACGGCAAAGTACCCTACACGGGTGCAACGCAGGACGTTAACTTAGGGGAATTTGGCGCACAGCTTGGAAACTTAGAATTTGACAACACACCTACCAACACCCCAACGGCTGCGGGTTCTGTCTTTTGGAGTGACACCGATGGGACTTTGCACACTATTTTAAAAGGTGGCAACGTAACGGCTAAACTCGGAGAAACAAACCACCTAAGAGCCTTAAATAATACGGGTTCAACCATTGCCAAAGGTAAGGTAGTTTATGTAACGGGCGCACAAGGTCAACGACTGACAATAGCTTTAGCGGATGCGGATATAGAGGCAGCAGCACACACTACCATAGGAATAACAGCAGAAAGCATAGCAAACAACGCGGAAGGGTTTGTGTTTATTTCAGGCGTTCTAACTGGTGTTAATACTTCGGGCTTGTCTGACGGTGCTATTTTGTACGTTAGCAGCACAGCAGGCGAATACACAGCAACAGCACCAACGTCCCCAAGCCACAGCGTAATTGTTGGATTTGTGGTTAACGGTGGCAGCGCGGGTGCAGGTTCTATTTATGTGTCTGTTAACGCGGGTTCAGATTTAGGGGATTTACATGATGTGGACTTGACCGAAAGCAAGTCAACCCCAATTGATGCGGATAATTTGCTACTGCAAGATAGTGCCGATATAAGCATTTGGAAAAAGCTATCTTGGGCAAATGTAAAGGCAACCCTTAAAACTTACTTTGATACGCTATACCAAGCCGCAGGGAGTTATTTAACAAGCGCGAATATAGTTCAAACCATAACCAACGGAGTAACGGACAAAGCACCCTCAGAGGATGCAGTATTTGATGCATTGGCAGGGAAACAAGCTACCTTAGTAAGTGGCACAAACATCAAAACCATAGAGGGGCAATCCTTAGTGGGTAGTGGTAACATAGACTTAGCAAAAAGTGATGTCGGACTTGGAAACGTCGACAATACAAGTGATGCCAACAAACCCGTATCAACGGCAACACAAACGGCTTTAAACGCCAAGCAAAACACTTTAACTCTAACCACTACGGGGTCAAGTGGGGCAGCTACATTGGTGGGTGCTACTTTAAACATTCCCCAATATAGTGGAGGCGGTGGTATATCTGATGGAGACAAAGGAGATATAACGGTAAGTGGAAGCGGTGCAACATGGACAATAGATAATGGAGTAGTAACTGATGCAAAGTTAAGCACGGGTATAGATGCCGTTAAAATTGGGGCGGGTGGCGTAGATAATACCGAGTTCGGATATTTAAACGGGGTAACGTCTGCAATTCAAACGCAGTTAGATTCTAAGGTTGATGAAAACGCAGCCATCACGGGCGCGACAAAAACAAAGATTACCTACGATGCAAAAGGACTTGTAACCGCAGGGGCAGACGCTACCACAGCAGACATAGCGGATTCGTTAAACAAGCGGTATGTAACGGATGCGCAGTTGGTAGTTGTAGGAAACACAAGCGGAACAAACACGGGCGACAATGCCGTTAACTCATTGTATAGCGGTTTGGCAGCAAGCAAACAAGATACACTTGTCAGCGCGACAAACATTAAGACAATTAATGGAAGCTCAATTTTAGGATCAGGCGATTTAGTTGTGTCAGGCGGTGGCGGAAACACTCAAATATACTTAGACCAATCCCCTGACAATGGTACTTATGCCCTATTGAGTGGCTCAATAAATGGCAGTAACACTTTATTCACTGTGTCGCAGGGTGTTTACATCTCAGGTACTTTGGTGGTTGCTCGTAATGGACAAGTATTAACCCAAGGCGGGTCAAATGACTGGGTAGAAACAACCCCTGCGAGTGGTACGTTTACCTTTAATACAGCACCCAACACGGGCGATATACTTACGGCATGGTACAATAAGACGGGGGTGGTAGGTGCTAACTTTACAAGCGGAACAGCAGCACCATCAGGCGGAGTTGACGGAGATATTTATTTACAATACACATGACAATAATTGAAAAAACAGAATCAATCCTATACCTATCAGATGGGGGTGATTGGGCATTACAAGTTGGTAACGAAAGTTTTGAGATACTACCACAAGCAGGTGGACTAGTGTATCAATCGGGGACAAATATCGACAACTTAGCACAATTAATAGTAGAGGCAAAAGCTCACGCAATTCAAAATGGAATAACATGGCAGCAATAACAGATTTATCAGATTTAATCAATCGTCAATCAGGCGGGAATAGTGGTACTCCTGAAAATATCTTTTTTCACAAAGTCCCTCGTGTTCAAGGCATTGCAGCAACGGCTCCAGTATCAGGCAGGGGTTGTTCGCTGTGGGAGTATGACGGAATGCCTGCCAAAGGAGATGTTCCTACAGCGGGTGCAATACCTACTAAATCAACTCAAGGAGCAATACCATTTACTGCCGCAGGTGGTGGTAGAGATAAACACTTAATTGGGGCATCTATTGCGCCACTAACCGCAGGGGTGTTTTTATTGTACGATAGGTTATTTCATGAGGGGGGATTATCAGGAACTTCAACATCTGCTCAAACAATACAAGGTTCTACTCCAAGTCCTGCATTAACAAGAAATACGGGAGGTGCAGGAAACATAGCGTTTTATGAGATTTATACACAAATTGGTACAACAAGCACCACTCTCACAATGACCTACACAAACCAAGCGGGGACGGGAAGTAGAACATCAACAATCAACATAGGCGCAACGAGTTTTAGAGAGGCTACCCGTATGCAAAGAATACCTTTAGCAGCGGGTGATTCAGGTATTCGAGCTATTGAACAAATACAACTATCGGCAACTACGGGAACTGCAGGCAACTTTGGTATAACCATTGCACAACCGTTGGCATGGATTCCAGTTGGTGCAGGTGGTACAATGGGGTGGAGAGATTACACAACAGGATTGCCTGGTATTCCTGTTATTGACCCTAATGCTTGTTTGTCTTTAATGTTTATTCCTAACGCTGGAACTGCACCTGAATTATTCGGTTCAATAGCAACAATAGAAAAGTAATATGGCACTAACTGATTTTGACGAATACGTTGACAAGCTAAAAGAAAACAGGGTCGCGGATTTTAGCACATCAACAATAAGAATACAAAGACCGAATGCAAATTGGCAATACTTTAATCCTACTCCTGCTACACCAACGACAAGCGTTGCATTAGACAAAACTTCTGCTCAATCAATGAGTCCTATACCTGCTATATCAACAGGTAGATTGACAATGTTAGGGGCAAGGATTAGCACTTCAAATTATAGTGCAGCATCAATGATGGTTGTTGATTTGTTAAATGTTAGCGGAGGACTGAATGCTACTTTAACAACACCTCAAACAACCAACCTTCCAACCGCAGCACTTACAAGGCACACATCGGGTGAAGGTGTTATGGCAGGGATAGTAATTTATACGATTATTGGTACAACCCAAACAACGGTAACTATAAGCTACACAAATTCAGCAGGCGTGAGTGGTAGAATATCTACTGCGACAACAATTGGTGGAGGTTTTTATAGGGAAGTAGGTATCCTTATTCCTATTCCTTTACAAGGAGCAGATAAAGGATTTAGGAGTATTGAATCAGTAACTCTTGCTGGTACAACGGGTACGGCTGGTAATTTTGGGGTTTGTTTATTTAAACCGTTGGCAATGATTTCACTTGAAAGTGCAACAGGTGCAATGCCTTTAGATTCAGTTAGTACAGGTTGTATTATTGGGTCTTTGGCAGAAATTCATCCTGATGCTTGTTTAACCTTTAGCGCTTTTACGGTAGTAAACTTTTCAATTACAGGTGCATTAATTTTAGGAGAAGTATAAAATGGCAACAAGAAGATTATTCGACGGTGCGACCATTGAAATAGGACAAGTTCCCATAGTTGGGTCAGCACCAAGCACATCATCAATATTTCACATCAAAGTAGCAGGAACATGGAAACAAGCAATAACATGGATAAAGGTTTCAGGAGTTTGGAAACAAGCAACACCTTTTGTAAAGATAGGGGGAGGGTTTAAATAATGCCAATAACTAAACTACAAGCAGACCAACTTAACGTAACCGCAGGCACTAATTTAGCAACGGTTGGAAGTTCTTTTGTCTATGAGCAGGACTTCTATGCGCAAGCTATTCCTGACGGATTAACCACTTACAATTCAGGTGCGGGGGCGGGGTTTTCCTACTCTAACACAATGGTTGAGGGAAGACCAGGATTTGCATATCCAAGTCCTGGTACTTCAACCGGGGCTTTCTCAGGACGTGCGCACATCTGCCCAATTATGGATACTGGACCGACGACGGGATGGACGGTTGACGCGGGCGAGTTGGACATGACTTTTATAGTTCAAACGGCGTCTATTTCCCAAACGGGAACGGAGGACTTCTTTGATATATTTGGGCTGTCCAATTCGTTTAACGACCCTAACCCAAACAACAGCGTAGCTATTACTCGCCAACAAGGCGTGAACTCAGGCAATTGGATATTCCGTTATAGAACGACATCAAACCAAGTAACAATAAACGGGAGTTCAGGCACAGCCACTTCGACATGGTTTGTACTAAGGTTTAAGATTTCCGCTTCAACACACGCCTGTGAGTTTTGGATTAACGGGGTTAGCCAAGGCACGGGAACACCATCCACAAAAATCACAGCGACAAATCACGCAGCATTGTATTTGGGCATTGTTAAGGTAGCAAGCGCAGGCGGAGAGCCAAGACCAAGATGGGATTATTTTAGAGTACAACAAAACTTAAACAGAAACACATGATAAACATTAAACCTATAAATTTAGGGCTTTCAGTAGCCAACGGAGTAGATTGGTACATCCCCAATTACAAGTCCAATTTAGGCGAGGCAATGACTTTGATAGCTACTCTTTACAAAGATGGCGAGCCGATTAAGAATTGGAATGATAGCCCGATAGGGTTAAGGCTTGGCATCCCGATTGAAGTGCAGAATAATTGGGGCGAAGACGACAGCGTAATTGATGACTTTGTTTTACAAGCAATTGGTGCAACGCGTGAATGATTTGGTAATGGAATCCCCCAAAAATATAGAAGCAAATAATTGGATAAGGTGGGCAGTAGGTATAGTTGCAACCCTTATACTTTCTCTTGTCATTCACATCGGCAACGAAGGCAGAGAAATGAAAAAGAGGCTTGCAGCTATTGAAGTTGTGCAATCAGCGCATCAAGAAAACCAACGGATAACCGAAAAGAAAATCGATAGAATTGAAAGCAAGATAGATATTTTGATTGAAAAGAAATGAATTACTACAATTACATCAGCGGAGGGATGACCCCCGAACACCTACTTGCAGCGTTGTCTTTTGCTGCAATGGGTTGGTTTGTTTATAAAAGCGTAACGGCTGCCTTCAGGAAAGTGTCAAGCAATAGAACCCCCGCTAAATGGTGCTGGAAATTTTGGATAAGGGACAATTGGAAAGAGGCTTTGCAGCACGCAATTATAATGTTTGTGCTTGTCAGGTTTGCGGCTGAGATATTGGCGAAGTCAGGGGTAAGCACAGAAGTGATTGACTCAGAAGACCCGATGTGGATTTACCTTTTAGTGGGCATCCTTAAATCTTGGTTGCTTGACTATTGGAAAAAGCGGGGGTAGCGCAAAGCCTACCTATTTGGGTGTATTGGCGATATAGTAGCGCAAAGCCGCAAGTTAGCGGAAATTAAAAATGAATGCAGACGTGCCACCATATCAGCATAAATCTAATTCCCCAATCTTGTACTTGTAAACCTAAGTTCCAATGTCTGTGTCCTACCATTATCAGAAATTTCTCACTGTTATGGCATACTGTTCTTGATTTTAATGTGTGTATATTCATTTTTAACTATCCGCTAACAGCGTATATACAAGATACGCCTACAAGCATTTGTTTATAATTTATAATTCCGTTAAGGCGTACCTCGTATATACGCAAAACGTTAGGCGAAATGCCCCTTTAACTCTTCGTTTATAATTTCGGCTTTCTTTGCAAAATCATAGTCATATAATGCTTTCGTTGTGCAATCAGCACATAGTCCATCAAACATATTTCTATTAACAGTTCCATGCTTCGTATTACAACCACTACATAAGGCACTATCGCCTAACAGCACATTTGCAATAAGCGGGTTTTCGTGGTTTAATGATGTTTCGTGTTCCATGTTTATATTTGTTTTTAAGTTAATGTTTCTGCTTCTAAATCCCGCCCATCGCAAATCTGCGGAGCGTTATCCTATCAATACAAAGTCCATCACATATCCATTAGGGAACATCTTAGCCCACACACTCCAATACTTGTCAGGCACAACCATACAACCAGCAGACCACCTTTCAATAATTGAACCAAGCCCACCTCTATGTAGGTTAATTCCGTATAACCCCGTAGTTTGCACGCCTTGATTTATTACGTTGTCTTTGTTCCCATCGCGGTAAATTTTCATAGGCTCTATCTGTCTAAAAAAAGGCATAGACAACCAAAGTGTTTTCCAATTTGCGGACGTGTTGAACACATGGCTATTCTTTACGATTTGATTTTCAACGGCAATTGCAGTGCCAGTGATACCGCCTACGGTGAGAGGATTCATAACATAGTGCCTTCCTGCTGTGGTGGAGCATGGTGCGCATTCGATTAGATTGTCATCATAAAACAACACGGCAAAGTCATCGTAGGTGTTTGTAAGGGAGTAATCAGTGCGAATGTACACTATTTGCTTACGCTTAGGCAAGGTGTAATTTAACCTGCTCAATTTAGCGGTAACGTAAGCCGTTAACTTTGTTTTCGTGTCATTGCCGTACTTGCCATCCACATCGGTTTTGAATCCGTTGTCGCATAGGAATTGTTGAAGGCGTTTTATTTCTTGTGGTGTCATAGATTTTGTATTTCCGTTTTAACTTGTTTCCAGTATTCAATATGGTTATCAAAATATTCTTCTGACATATCACAGCAATCAACATCTAATATCTCATCAACTGCAATTAATGCTGCATTTTTTGCAACAGGTGTATATAACTGCTCTGTTGTTTCTGCATACGCTTCATCTATGAATCGCTGCACTAACTGTACTGCTTTTTCTTGTGGTGTCATTTAATTATCATTATAGCCCCAAGCAACCCCGCTGCAAAGTGTCCAATTTTGGCAAGTCTTTTACCGCGTTTCTGCTTAGTGCTTAGTTGTTCGTTCTTTTTAATTAGGTTTGAAATTCTGTCTGTCTTAATGCTGTCAAGTTTCAAGGCTTCTTGAATCCATGCCGAATCCTGCGCCCATTTGTGCGAATATTCGTTAACAAGGGCAGCGTTGAGTTGCCCGCTGAGTAATTGTCTAACCACCTCGCGCTGGCAGCCTTCTTTTCCTGCACTATCTGTGAAGCCTCGGCATACGTTATCCCATGTTGAATCATATACCCATCGTGTGTGGCTATCAACAATATTCCTAAATCGCTGTCTGATTTTGTAGATGGTGTCTGTTCGTTCGTATCGTAGTCTGAGTGTATCATGCTTAGTAATTGTATGTGGTGTTTGTTCTGTATTCTCGGCAACGATAAAGATTATCATTGCAAGGGCTACGATAATGGCAATAACGGCTACTTTCATTCGTTATGTAATTTAGTCGCTGTGTTTCTCGTTGAGAATGTAATGGTATAATCAAAACAAGATTCTTTTGAATTCAGTTTTTTGGTTATGTTTATACGCATAATGTGTTTTATACCAAAAATGCCTTGTAAAACTTTTCTCAATTCATTCATTTCTCGTATGTTTTAGCCGTTCCGCCCCTAGTTTCCCATACCTTTAAAGGCTCGCATACCACAGCCACACCGTCAATAATTTTAACGGACGCGATATAATCCCGTGGGTATTTAAAGTTAGTCTGAATCACTCCATTTGAGTCGTAAAAACCGATTAACGGATATACCTCATCCCCTACTTTTGCTTTATCTTTGTTAATGACTGCTTGCACGATTGCAAACTAAGGGGTAATATTTGAGATATGCAATAGTAAAAAGTTATTTGGAATCATTCTAAATTACGCAAAATGCTTGCAGAAATAAAAAACCGTTGTACATTTGCCACATGGAAAACATGGAACAATACCTAGGTCGCAAGATTAAAGGGTTTAAGTTTGAAGGAAGCCAACATATGTTTTATCATCCTAAAATGGATAACCATGTTGGGCAAGTAGGGGTAATAACGGCATACCTTGGCGATAGGTTTAAGGTTGAGTTTGCAAACGACCATTGGAATTACCCCGCAAATCTTGTATTAGAGCAATTATACATACAAAACGGAATTAAGTTTATAACCAAAGAACAAGCAACCGCCTTAATTGAAAGCATGACGGGCGATAAATACGAAATACTATGAACTACTTTGAACTAAGAGAATGGAAAGATGGCGAAGCGGAAGCAGTCGCACGTCTTCAACGGTACTGGGCAATTCAGCGCAACCGCGTGTCCCGTGCCATCGCAATGAAAGAAAGAAACAAGGTTGAACAATGGGCATCTAATCAAGTAAGGAAATTCTATGGCAAGTGAAATGGGCTACGTTGCAGGCGCGGCAGCATTGCTGCTAATTGCTATCCTCGGCTTTGCGATTTGGATAATCATTAAGGATGACTTAAAATGACTGACTACATCATCATAGCAATGTACGGGGTACTTGCTTACTACACACTAAAAGGCGAATGATTAATTTGCATAAGTAAAAACTTATCCGTATACTTGCAACACACCACACCAATGAATCTACACAGATTACATAATAAGACATTAAGGGGGGCAGTTCACGATATTTCGTGCATTGGTGTGGTAATCAATTTGATGCCCCCCTTACTTTTAAATCCACACCACAATGAATTTACTAATTCCACACAAAGACACTACAACTAAGCAGCTAACAGATAGGCTTATTGAGTTGCAGCATGAACGCGATGCGTTAGACCCTAATTTATTACGTAACAAACTTAGGCTTCTTGACATAGAAGCTGAGATGCACGCCATTAACAGAAGGTTCACAACAAAGGTGTGGCAGAAGTCACAGAAATAACCGTTGCGCCATGAAAGAAACTTACTATTTTACACACGATTACAACGCGCGTTCGGATTCTAAAATTAAGAATCTAATTCGTAGGCATCAAATGCTCGGTTATGGTATATACTGGGCTATTATAGAAGACTTGTATCAGAATGCGAACGCATTGCCATTGGATTACGAAGGCATTGCATTTGACTTGCACACGGATAAAAAGATAGTTGAATCAGTAATAAACGATTTTGATTTGTTTGTGAAAGATGCGGATAGTTTTGGCAGTTTATCCGTTCAAAGGCGTTTAAACGAAAGAAACGAAAAGTCAAAGAAGGCAAGGCTTTCAGCGTTAGAGAGGTGGAATAAGAATGCGAACGCATTGCAACCGCAATCCGATAGCAATGCTATAAAGGAAAGAAAAGAAAAAGAAAGAAAAGAAAAAAATACTGCGTTGTTTGATTCTTTTTGGTTGAAATACCCTGTTAAGGTTGCCAAAGAGAAATGCCTTAAAAAGTTCCTTAGCTTGTCTGATACTGACATAGAAAAAATCATGGCAACAATAGATACCTTTGTTTCAACTAAGCCGTTTAAAGATTACAGGCATCCAAACCCCGAAACATATTTCAATCAGAAGCGTTGGGAAGACCCAATTCCACAGCCAACAGATAACAACAGGCTTAGCGAAGGAGTTGTTTTTGAAAATAGGAAGGGATTTGTCGCATGAGTTTTGAATTATACCACATAGACATCAAAGGGCGCACAAGTGGTCAGTTTAAAACCAAGTGTCCGAAGTGTAGCGACAAGCGCACAAACAAAACCGACAAGTCTTTAAGCGTTGACGTTACAAATCAGGTGTGGCATTGCCATTATTGCGGGTGGTCGGGCTCGTTGAATGAACGCAAAGAGGATATAAAGTATGAATTGCCAGTGTGGAAGAATGAAACGAATCTACCCGACGCAGTTCTGAAATACTTTGAAGGTAGACGTATAAGCGCAGAAACCTTGCTTAAAATGAATATTACTTCGCAAGTGGAGTATATGCCACAAATAGAAAAGAAAGTGTCTGTAATATGCTTTAATTACTTTTTCGGTGGTAAGTTGGTAAATGTGAAGTATAGGGACGCTGCAAAGAATTTCAAACTTCACAAGGGCGCGGAGTTGATTTTGTACAATTTGGATTCTGTTATAGCAGCGGAGGACATTTGGATAACAGAGGGCGAAATGGACGCACTGAGTTTGATTGAAGCGGGTATTTACAACGTGGTAAGTGTTCCCAATGGCGCAAATGAAAACACACAGTACCTTGACCGATACATGGAGTTGTTCGATTATGTTAAACGGATTCACCTTTGCGTTGATAACGACACGAAAGGACGCGAACTTAGGGAAACACTTGCCGACAGATTTGGAAAAGAACGCTGCGACTATGTGGTTTTCCAAGGGTATAAGGACGCTAACGAATATCTAATTGCAGAGGGTAAAATAAAACTACGCGAAGCCGCCTACAACTTTACTGAGTTCCCTCTGTTGGGGGTGTTTACCATCAAAGATATTCAGGATGATATTTACGACCTCTACCAGAACGGATTACCTCAAGGCGTGGACACGGGAATGAATGGCTTTGATAGGTTGTTGAAATTTCACAAGGGTTATCTTACCACCATAACGGGAATACCTGGGCACGGTAAGTCCGATTTCTTAGACCACATCTTAATCAAATTAAATACGCGGCACGGGTGGAAAGGTGCGTTTTACAGCCCTGAGAACAGACCGACACAGCTTCACTTTAGTAAGTTGGCGCGTAAGATAACTATGCGACCTTGGTTCGGGGAACACCGCATGAATGAAAGCGAGTTGCAAAGTGCTATGTTTTTCTTAGATGAAACGGTTTACTTTATCAAACCCGAAAACGATTTCACCTTAGACAGCATTTTAAGCCATGTAAAGTTATTGATAAACAGAAAAGGAATAGACTACTTTGTAATTGACGCGTGGAATAAATTGGAACATCAACATAGCGAAAGCGAAACAAAGTATATCGGGCAATCATTGGACAAGTTGGTGAACTTTTGCGAAAGGAATAACGTGCATTGCTTTTTAGTGGCGCACCCGACAAAGATAAGAAAGGATAACGGCTTTTATGAAGTGCCTAACCTTTATGACATTGCAGGCAGTGCCAACTTCTTTAACAAAACGGACAACGGAATAACGGTGTACAGAGACATGAGAAATGACATTGTAGAGGTTCACGTGCAAAAGGTGAAGTTTTCACACTGGGGGGAGATCGGGATGCAAAAATTTAACTACGACAAAACAACAGGACTATATTTAGAAACACTATGACAGACACATTCACAGCAGCCTTAGACATTTTAACCTTGCGAGGCTTTCCAAACGCCTTAGAGATAGCGAATGAAATTGAATTTCAAACGAGATTAAAAACCATTGAACGTCCGAAAACATTTGAGGATGACAAACAACGCCTATTTGAAATAATCAAAGATTACGTGCCGACATACTGCGCGGGGAAGAATCCCATTCAAAATAAGTTTGGCGAAACAATCGGCTATAAAGAGGAAAGAGAAAGGGTGACAATAGAAGCGGTAAATTCTAAATCCCGCAAACAAGAGTTAGTAATGGTAAGGCAGATTATGATGTACTTCCTCAGGGAAAAATCGCACTACGGTTTAAAGCAAATAGCCTACTCATTTGGGGGGCGTGATCACTCCACCGCGATACATTCTAAGGACACGGTAATAAACTACATGGACGTGGATAGGAAGTATAAGGCAATGATTGAGGAGATAGGACGGGCTTATTTAGAACGGTTCTAAATTACTAAAAGTGCTTGCAGAAATGGAAAAGGGGTAGTATTTTCGTGCCATACTTAACAACATGAAAAACACAGAATACAGCGTTATTGAGAACGCAATCCAAACACAACTGCCTGACGGATACAAAGAGTTAGCATTGCAGAACCTAAGACCTAATCACAGCGAATACAAACCACTTACTTCTAATATTGAAGATTGTTTGCCTATTGCTTTTCTATGGTCTAAATCGCCACAAGGTTACAAATTTTGGCGAGGTGTTCAAAGGCACTTTATATGGCAAGTTGAAAAGACAATAAAAGACAAAGACGGCAAAGTGATTGAGGTTATACCCGCACATTATCCAGATTTGCCTTCGTTACCATAAAATTTTGTTTTGCATGACAATCCGCCCGCCCGATAAGCCCCTCCGCTATCGGGTTAAGGCGGTGAAAACCTATGACAGATTACATTAAATTCCTAGAATCAAAACGACATACAATAGGAGAGTTTGGTTTTGAACCTAACTATTACCCTAGTATGGCTTTTGATTTCCAATGCGCAATAATAGAAAAGGCAGTAAAAAAAGGTAGAATGGCAGTGTTTGCTGATACTGGATTGGGTAAAACATTAATTCAGTTGTCAATTGCTCAGAATGTTGTCAATCACACAAATAAGCCAGTGCTAATATTAACCCCTTTGGCGGTTGCATTTCAGTTCATTTTAGAAGCTGAGAAAATGGGTATTGATGATATAGAGTATTCAAAGGACGGCAAGCACACAAAGAAAATAGTTATCTGCAATTATGAACGCCTGCATTATTTTGATAGTTCTGATTTTGTAGGTGTTATCCTAGATGAAAGTAGCATTTTAAAGAACTTTGACGGCAAAATAAAGAACCAAGTAAACACATTCATAAAGAAGATACCTTATAGATTTTTAAGCACTGCTACCCCTTCGCCAAATGATTTTATAGAATTGGGCACTAGCAGTGAAGCATTAGGATATATGGGGTACATGGATATGCTTACAAAGTTCTTTAAGAACAACCAAAACAGCGTAGACAGCAACAATAGAAATATAGGCGAAAAGTTCTATTTAAAGCCACACGCGGAAAAAGATTTCTTTGCATGGGTTAACCAATGGTCTATAATGGTAAAGATGCCTAGCGATATTGGATTTTCAAACGATAGGTACAATTTGCCACAGCTGATAGTGAATAAACACATTGTCAAGAATCAAAGCTTAATAGATGTTAATGGTCAAGTTCAACTATTCACACCAATAGCAAAGTCAATGACAGAGGTAAGGCATGAGCAAAAGCAAACAGAGGAAAAGCGATGCGAAAGGGCTATCGAATTAGCCAACGGCAAAACGTCTGTTTATTGGTGTAATACTAACAATGAAAGCGCAATATTAAAGAACGCGGATTCTGAATCGGTAGAAATTATAGGCAGCCAATCAATAGAGAAAAAAGAAGAAATACTTTTGGCGTTTGCAAATGGCGAAATCAAAAGGCTAATAACTAAGGCCAAAATGACTGGCATGGGTTTGAATTGGCAGCACTGCAATCATTCTGTATTTTTCCCAACATGGAGTTATGAGCAATATTACCAAGCTATAAGAAGGTTTTGGAGATTTGGGCAAAAGAATGACGTTACTATTGATATGGTAATCTCAGACGGTCAAACCCGTGTAATAGAAGCACTACAGCAAAAGACAGAGAAAGCCTAACTAGGAACGTAAACCAAACATTTGATCACAAAGTAAAAGAATTCAATAAAGACATAGTAAAACCTAAATTCATATGAAAGTAAAAGACCAACTTCACACCGACCGCTATTCAATCTATAACTCAGATTGTATGTTAGTAATGCCTACAATACCAAACGACAGTATTGATTTATCGATATATTCTCCCCCGTTTGCAGGGCTTTACAACTACAGCAGCAGTGAACACGATTTCAGCAACTGCGAAAGCAAAGAGCAATTCTTAGAGCAGTACGAATATCTTATTGCAGAGGTGGCGCGTGTCACTAAAGCGGGCAGAATTACCGCAGTACATTGTACGGATGTGTTTGATAATACTTGCAGGCTTTGGGATTTCCCCAATGAGATAATCAGACTGCACGCGAAATATGGTTTTGAGTACCGCAATAGGATAACCATTTGGAAAGAGCCGTTGAAAGTTAGAATGCGAACAATGGTTCAATCATTGATGCACAAGTTTATTGTAGAGGATTCGACAAAGTGTTTTACTGCTATGCCTGACTATGTTTTGGTATTCACTAAAAAAGGCGAAAACCAAGTGCCAGTGACTCACCCGTTTGGAATTAATCATTATGCAGGTGAAACGCCAATTTTGCCAAACATATTGAACGCATGGAACAACGCAAACAATAGCAATCTAAACGCGGAGCAGCTTTGGCAACATCTGAACAGCATTAACGAAGACGACAAGGTTACAAAGTTGAATCATTACATTTGGCAGCGTTATGCGTCTGCTGTGTGGGATGACATTAGAATTGACAACGTTTTGCCCTTTAGAGATAGCAAAGAGGAAGACGACGAAAAGCACGTCCACCCGCTTCAATTAGATGTAATTGATAGGCTTGTAGAATTGTATTCAAATCCTGACGAAGTTATTTTAACGCCTTTTATGGGTGTAGGTAGCGAAGTATTTAGCCCCGTGTCTATGGGTAGAAAAGCTATAGGCATAGAGTTAAAAGATAGCTATTACAAGCAGGCTATTTTGAATATGAAAGAAGCCGAAAAGAGATTTAGAAAAGTAGAAAAAACAATAGAATTATTCTAATGAAAACAATTAAAGAATGGTTAATGGATTTGCCTGAGCCAGTAAGAAGTAGGGCTTTGAAGTATGGGCAAGAATTGCATTGGACAAACCAGAATAGCTTAAAAGCAGCTTTATCAACAGCCTTTGCATGGGATGAAACAGAAGAAGAATCAAAATATTGGGTATATGTTTTCAGGGGTGAATACAATGAAGCCGAAGCGTTATTGCACCCCGACACCCGCAAACAAAACAGCCGTGAAGCGCACGAAAGCGTGAATAAAGAAAAGGTGCAGCAAGTAATCTTAGACACCCTCTTTGCTTGTAAAACCCTAAGAGCAGAAGGCATGACAAAAGACGAAATAGCCGACCACAGCTGCCTAAAACCTGAGCAAGTACACAAGCGCATGAGTGAGTTAGAAAAAGCGGGCAAGGTAAAGCCTAACGGAAAGAGAAAAGGAAGTTCGGGAAGGAATCAAACCATATGGAAACTAATATGAAACAATCAGAATCAATACTAAACTTAAGCAAGGCACTATTTGACTTTCAAAGCAAGGCGGTAAAGGTAATCAAGAAAGCCGACAACCCTTTCTTTAAATCAAAGTACGCGGATTTACCTTCAATCCTTGATGAAATACACCCGCATTTGATATCGTGCGGCTTGGTTATATCTCAATTGCCAGACGGTGACGGTTTAACAACTATGCTTATTCACGCCAATAGTGGTGAGTATATTTCAGCTAATTCAACTATGCACCCAACGAAGTCAGACCCGCAATCAATAGGCAGCGCGATAACCTATCACAGACGCTACGCATTATGTTCTATTTTAGGATTAAATGTAGATGAAGACGATGACGGAAATAAGGCAAGCGCACCAACAGAAACGCCTAAGAATGATAAG